GAGAGATTTCCCCGAGCACGTAACTCGGTAATCAAGCGATGGACGCGGCATTCCCCGACGTCCAGCTCTCGCCATCTGTGAAGAGGCGAGAGTTCCTCTTGCTATGGAACCGGATGACGAAGGGAAGGACCGTCACGTCCGCACACTTGCTGCAGTTTTGCGCCCAAAACAACATCGCTTGCGATGCTGCCAAGGCCAAACTGTGGTTTGACAGCGGAGTGACCCCATATGACTTCTTTGCCAAAACTCAATATCCAGATTTGAGGTATTTGAGATCGGCTGAGAACGAACAACCCCCTTCTGATTTCGCCCAGGAGCAATTGGAAAATACAACGCAGCCGCAAGGCAGCCCGGCCCCAGCGAGGCCCAAAACCCCACCAAGTCCAGTTGCTAAGTCTGGCTCTGTGCTAACACCAGAACCAAGCGCTAGCCCAAGTCCAGCCATATCAGTTGTCCCAACGGGCGACAAGAAAGATTGGCCCCTCAAGTTTGCAGGTGACTTACCCAGCAAAGGAGGACCAATGGTTGATGCCACGGCTTTCATCCCACAGGGGGTGTCCGTGAAGGATGGCCAGCTCTCTTTAACCCAAGAGGCTGCCCTTGCCATCGGGTACTCCGATCCACTGGTCGCTGCAGTGATGCTAAAGATGAATTGTGACACCAACAAGTGGTCTTTGCAGTCGGCGTATTCCCAGATGAGGGAGAAGCTCCTCATATCCCAGGGCAAAACACGCGAAAGCATGGCCGACCTACACACGCTTTTTGGCACAAACCCCAATTCAAAACCAGCACCAGGTAACTCTCACGCCACACGGCAACAAGAACCACTTGCATCACCAGGCGCTGGCAAAGGAAAGGAAACAGGAATCACCGAACCCATCGAAAATGGCCGTGGTCCTCTAGCAAGGGATGATAAACCGAGCGATGATGATGACAGCAATGACGAAGGAGACGATGAAGCGCCAGTTAAGCGAAAGCAATATCCTAGTGACGCCGCCAAAACCAAATACACTGTAGGGGTGTACTTGGATCGCGTTCAGCACGACTATGTGGAGCGGACCCTGAAGAACAAACGCGTGCTTATATCCCCAGGAGCGCAGTTAAAGAGCCACCCCGTCACCAGAGTCATTAGCCAGCACGTCGCGGCCACCATGTACGAAATGGCCCGCAAGCGAGCTGGTGATGGTGTCATTGTAGACATCGGCGGGGACTTGGCATGGCACCACGACCACAAGCACAAAGATGTCCATTGTTGCTTCCCAGCCACCCAGGCCGAAGATGTGCACCGTTATCAGCGCATGATCAAGCGCGTCAAACCCCCCACAGACAAGCCGGCCACTTTGAGTCACTGCCGCCATCGGGTGCAAGATTGCCCATGCATCATTGGGCCATTGCGCAACGATGTGAAGGTCATGTATTGCAATCACTCGCTGTATTACATCACTGAGCGGGACATATGCGACGTTATGCACAACGTGCGTACCTGCACCACTAGGTACGCCGCCGTGTACAACTACCCAGACATCGAAGGCAGCCACATGAATCACGAGGTCATGTATACCACATACATGGTAGCCAACGAACGGTGGGTTGACCACCGCTGCGAGCCCGCAAATGTGTACAAACACAGTGCCCTAGACTGGCTACTCAGACGTGGCTTTGATGATGGTAAAGGCAACGCCATCCATTGGTCTCTAGAGTTTACTCTGGGAGGAATCAGCGTGTACCAGTTTGAGAAATGTTCGCCAGGCACACCTGACCCAATTGGCCTGTTCCCAGCCACACCCAGTTTCAATGATGTGTTCAACGCACCCGCCACGCCTAGTCTCGGGTTCAGTCTGCGGCCGTTGTCGCTCAGCTATGGTACTGACACAGCCAGCCTCGACGTGAAACTCGTGGCCGAGAAGATCACCAACAACAAGGTTTACCGAGTTGGAGACCTATTTGCGTTCAGTGCCACCGATTATGGCCAGTCCGAGGTGCTTGTCCCCAAGGCAGCCATTGGTGAAGTCGCCATCAAGATGGCCGGCCGCGTGAGGGATACTGATGCCCTCGTGTCCGCATATGCCCACGCTCGTGCCACACTCAACCGGATGAATCTGTCCCCTGACCGTTTAGCAGTGATGGTCCCTTATGTTGCATACATGGGCCTGTACCGTACCATCGAGCACGAGGCTAGGGCCTCGCTCGCCCATGATGGGCACAAAGCGCTGGCTGACCATATCCACTCACGCTCCAAGGACACTCTTTTGTCCAAGTTGTGGGGGTGGGCTTCCAAACATGCGTCACGCCCGTTCAAGTGGCTACAGAAACGGTCGCCACACGAGTATGCCTTAGCCGCAGCCCTGTGGTGCCTCACCTGCTACCTTGGATACAGGGCCACCATAGCGCTGCTTAGGAAAGCCATACGTGGGGCTTTGGGTGACCGCTTACGCCTGCTAAGGTTGTCCAAGAGCCTTGAAGGCACACGCCTTGAGTTTGTGAGCCGCAACTGGCTATCGCCCATCCAAATCGTGGGCTTACGCCAATGGGCCGGCAACGAACCAGACAGGGTCGCTGATGCCGCCTTTTTGGGCTATGCATACTCCCATCATCCTGTCGCCGTCACACTCGGGGGCTTGACTGCCACCGCAACCAGCACATGGGTTACCATACTCCTCAAGCCCTACCTGAGGAAGTTCGGGCTGTCCCTGCGTGACCGTTTCTTCGCCAGCTTGGGCTTGACCCAAATCGCCCCCTGGCTCGTCACAGTGCTCGCCATTGCCCCACTCGGAGAGGAAATGACCAAGCGCATGGCCACATTCGCCCTACAACGGATAACGCCAACCACCACCACCATTGTTGGATGTCTCGCTGACATGGGTCAAGCCCTGGCACATGACCTGCAACAAATCTTCAGCGCAGGCATCATGAACAACGTTGCCGGCCAATTGGCATCACACTGCCAGTCAGTCGCTTCGAGCGTTGCTCAGATCAGCCAAATCCAGGCCATGGACGTGCTGAAGCTGACGCCCGCACAGCAGTGGCTCAATGCTTGGGTAGGATACTGCTTTGGCATATGGGAGAGCAACTTGCAGGGTCGCACCCAAGTCGCACAGCAGTTGCTGTGGGGAGCACTGCATGGGTGGTTTGCATTCCCATCCAACTACTGGGAGTCGGTCGGGCGGCACTTCGGGTGGAATCTCGTGGCAACAGCTATCCAGCTCAGCCTCATGATATCCACCGGTGTCGGTGCCCTCGACGTGATAGGTGAAGTTTTCCCTCCTGCATTGTTGGTAGCATACCCATACCGCACCATCGCCGCACGCCTATACAGTCTCCTCCTTGGTGATCCAGCACCCGACGATGGCGGTGAAACCCCTCAGACATGGTTGGAAACTGCCGCTATTATATGTGGCAAAGCCGTTGCCGAGGAGGTCATCCGACGCCACTTGGCCCGAGCTGTCAAAAAGGCATTCAAACTCTGGGCTGGGCGTGTGTGCTCGCCAACTTTGGCGGATTTCATCGTTGCCACTGCGCACACTGCCGCTGAAACCCGGTATACCGACGGGTGTAGGCAAATCTTGGCTAGGTTGGCGTGCCATTGGAGCCTGCAGTCAATAGACCAAGGCCAGGCCATGGTCCTGCACACGCTATTCAATTGGTTCTGCAGGTACACAGGAAGGGGCCGTCCCCTGTCACTCAGCTTGACCGGACCTTTCACTGCAGCTTTCCTTGAGGAACCGGGCCGCCGCATCTTTAGTCAGGCGGTCAAAGCGCTGCTACAGTCCGCAGGCGTCCAGGAACGCACCGCGTCCACGGTGGCTAAAGCTGTTGCTGTAGGTACACACAGCCTGATGGAACACAACCGCAAGCGGCCTTGGTACGAGTTGGCCTACAGGCTCGTGTGCCATTATGCTCTGCAGAGCCTTCCCATTCCAGTCGCCATAGTCACGCACGCTGCACACAACGCTCTGGTGTATTGGCTGACCACTCCAGGAGTTGCAATTGAACGCAATGACGTTTGTTGGCCCATGCTTAACATGGCCAAGCTACAGGAGTACCTCACCAACCACCCGAAGGCACGCCTAACAATTGACGACATGGTCGATGATTGCCGCCCCAGGCTAGCTCTGCGACTCTTAGGGCCTGCTTGCAGAGCGATAGAGCCCGTGGTGTCGCGCCAGTGCAAGAACAACCACATATGCTCGATTGTAGAGCGCATTTTCATTGAGCCTATTGTGGAAGGCGCCGATGAACCCCTGTCGTCAAAGGAGGTTCCCGTGGAGGTCAAGCAGCGCTACGCCCGCATTATCACCACCCAGTTTCTGCGCTTACACGCCTATTGTCGGCCCCACCGTGTGCAATCCACTCCCATGAAGGTCTGGTCAAAACGCTTTCCAGCGGCCAAGCGTGATCGCCTGGTGGCCATATGGAAGGAACGCCGCGGCCTGCTCAAGAAAGACTTCATTCACAAGCTGTTCGTCAAGAAGGAGAAGATACCCTGCGCTACCACCATGGTCGATGGGCAGCACCCGTCCAACACCATCCAGGTGTGCCTAAAAGCCCCCAGAGCCATTCAAGGCATCTCCGATGAGCGGTCCGCCGCATTGGGCCCATGGACCCATGGCTGGTTCAATGCCATCAAGGCACATCAGACCTACAGCAATCCGTACATACACACGTCCGGGATGAATGCCCTAAAGCTGGGCCAATGGTTCGACCACCATTACAACAGAATCACAGCCAGGCACGGAGCTTGCCGGGCCATTGGGGTCGATGGCGAAGTGTGGGATGCCCGCATGACACGCCACAACCTGGAGGTCGTTACTGCTGGCATGGCACGCTGGCACCCGCCCAAACAGGTCCTTCGGGCCCGCAAAGAGGCCCATGACCTACGCGGAGCAACAGCCACAGGGGTCACGTACAAGGACATAGGCCATGTTGCCTCAGGCGATGAGACTACGTCTGTCGCTAATGGGGAGTTCAACCTTGACCTCAATTGCGACCATGTGCGCCAGTACCTACCTAACATCCTGGAGCACATTGACCACATGGCCATGGGGGCCAATGGCGATGACAACATTTTGCTGTGTTCACCTTGGCTGTATGACCGCCTGCTCAGCACAATGGACGAACATTACCGGGCATTCAACCACGTCCCAAAAATAACTCGCTTCCCTGATGCGCAGTTCGCCGATTATTGCTCAGGTTACTTTTTCCCTACGGTCCACCCTGGTACCGGTGAGCTCACCAGGGTCTGGGGTATGAAACCCGGCCGTGCTATGGCTAAAGGAATGTGGCGGCTGGCCCCCGACCAGGCTGGCGGTGACGCCACTGACGTCGACTGGCTGCGTGGCATGGCCATGCAGTACAACCTTGACGTAGCCCACATCCCCATTCTGCGGGCACAGCGCGATTACCTTATGCGCGCCATCCACGCTATGGACCAAGCGGGGGTGACAAAACGCAAACCCATCTTTGAGGCCGTGCAGCGTCCACGAGCCCCTCTAGCCTTTCCATGCACTGCACAGACAATGGAGTTCACTGCCCAGCTGTACCCAAAGCTGGCCATTAGTGACTTAGTCGCAATCGAGAAAATGATCGCCGAGGCATCCGGGCCATGCCTCCTTGACAGTGAAGTACTACGCACTGTCCTCGCAACAGACATTGGGTTCAAGACTCAAGTCAGCGAGTTTGCAACAATCGATCATATTGGTTGCCACCACCCGCCAGCTAATGGCAGGCCCGTGGCGATCAGGCCCGACTCGGTAGAACAGAAACCTAGGAACCACCGCTTTCACAGCGCCCCCTATTTGTATACCAACCCGATTGTGAGTTGTTCACCCAATCATTCACCGCTTACTCCAATTAAGACATCTATGTCCAATGCAGGCAAAAAGTCTACCCAGTCAACCACCATTGTCGTCAAAGCCCCCTCCTCTAGCGTTGGAACGCGCGCCAGAAGTGGCAGCGTCGCTCGAGGAAACGACAATGTTAAAGTGTCGTCGCGCGCTATCAAAGCACCCCCACGGAAGGCTCGCTCTGGCGGAGGGCAATCACGCCAAGTCGCACGACCCCAGCCGAGGAATGTTCACATGGACCTCGGAGGTCAAAGCTTCGAGGCTCAAGTGAGAAAGCTAATGTTCCAATTGGCGTTTCCTGATCTAACTGAACCACCCACATTGGGCATGAACCGCAATGGCCTCACTGCCCCTTTCCGACTGTTCCATAGATGGAATGCCGGGTGGAGCACCGACACAACCCAACTGGCAGGGGCGTTGCCAGTCAATGAGCTTTTTATAGCCATGTATTCGAGACATCCATCTCTGGCCATGTCATACAACAGCGTCATCCAAGGAGCCCAATTGCTGGTGTTCAAGCAGGGCAACAACAACAACGTCACCATCGAGGAAGGTGAATGGATCGACCTTGACCAAGTCCAGACTAACCCCGTGTCATCCACATCGCAGATCTACCAACCAATCATCGCCGGGTATGAAGGTGACGAAGCAGACTACGCTTGGGTGAACAACTTTGACACTGCCTCCGGCCCTCCTGTGTTGACCATTGCTGTTACCGACGGCACAACGCCTTTTCCAGCCGCTGGGCAGTTCCAGATCATGTTTGTCTGTTACTCGGGCAATCGTCTTAACATCACCACCACCACTGTTGTGGTTGGTGGAGCCGCAGTGGGCACGCTGTCTTTCACCATGCCAGCAGTGTCCGGCTGGTATGCCTTCTACCCCATTGAGTGGGCACCTACCGCTGCCAAGTCGTATGCCATGAGCATTTCGTCGCCCAACACTAGTGTTGCAGGGGCACTTGCAGTGTTCCATGACAATCTGCCTGCCGGCTTCCAAGGCGCCATGGAGTCCACCCGCATCAACGCTGGCCGCGGTGTGATGACCAATTTCACTGCCGCCCTGTACGCGGAGGGAGGCGCCGTCGCTTACGAGGTGCCATCGGCCGACCGTTTTGACGAGTACATCTACACTGGCCTCGCTCCCTGCGCATCAGCGTTTTCAGTGACCTATGCCCAAGACGGATCCCAAGTCATCCGAGCCAAAGAGGGCTTGTCAGCTGTGGCCCATCCCAACATCAATGGCGAATTCATCAATAACGGCACCATCGGATCCAACCAGGCTAACGTTCCTTCACAGCAGGTGCGATCGAAGCCGTCCTTCGAAGACATAACTGGTCCAACTCTCCTCGTCATCAAGACGGCCTTGGCCATACCACAGGCCAGAGATGGCATGTGGCAGGCTTATTGGCACGTTGAGGGAGAGACTGGCAACCAGTTGTATGCCAAACGTGGAGCCGATTACTCACCGCTCGTGGTCATCGAAGCCGAGTCGCGCTTCCGTAACTTCCGAACGATCAGTGGCAATCCCGACCACTTCAAGGCCGGGTTGGCCGTGCTCAACCGCCTCGACAAAATAGGCGATGGAATGATCAAGAGCGGGATCTTTGCTGGAGCTGGAGGATATCTCAAATCAGGGGCAGGCCATGCATCGACGCTCCTCCGAGCATTCTCCAAATGAGCGAAGACGATTTGTTCTTCACCATGGACCCTGTGCCCCATGAAACCCCGCCCACCCCGGGTGGCCATTCAGGTGTCAGTAGTACGACTGACGTGGCGGCCCCACCGCAGTACGGCACTGTTGTAGCAAACGCCGAACCAGCCCTGCGGTCACACCTACGGTTGATCCAGGCACTCGATTGCCCATTAGTGCATGGCTCTCGTATGATGTTCTCCAAGGACGACATCATCACAGAGGGAGATGTACGCATGCACCTGGGCACCAACTTCTCCTGCGCACTATGCCAGCAGATAACCGATTGCGGTGTGTACACGCGAGCACACTTAATCCTCTGCATGGCGTGCGTCGCCTCTGTCCTTGAGGAGCTGCCATCGGGCGGCGTCCCACTCAAGTGACCGCCGGCGGTGTTGATCACCGCTGGCATTCCGCAAGGAGGCATGCCACGGCACACAACCCTCATGTCCGAAAGCCATCGGCGACTAGGAGAGGGCCAAAGCCGCGGCAAGCCTGGGGGTCCACGACCCCCCGGCCCCAGTGGCTGAACCTGCCAGCTTAGCAGGAATCACTGTAGACAGTGTATGCACGTAACGCCGTGCACTCCACGTGTCAGCTCATGGAGTTTTACGAAACAGATTGCATGGGTAGTCTTTGGGCCTAGGTCTAGGGGTGCACCATTGTCGGGAGGGTTCGTCCTGCCCCGCCTTGGCTGGTGGTCGCATGTCCGAAAACACGCTTCGGCGGTTGTGACTAGGAGCGATGCACTTACGCCCCTGGGCTCTGGCCTGGGGCTGCTCATGCATCAAGGATTAGATGAGCTTCGGGTTGGTCCACCAGCGGACTCGTTATGGGGAGGGGGTCAAAATACCTCACCTACCGCATGGGTTTGAGTTAACTCGCGGAAATCACATATTTGGACAGC